CGCGCGGGCCTGGTATTCGAGGCGCTCGGCGTAGTGGGTCTTCCCGCCGTTGATGCGCTTGGTCACCATCAGCTGGTTGTTGTCCTCGGAGTACTTGTTGAGCGAGACGTGCTCGGGGTTGCCGTAGCCCCAGTACCACAAGGCGCTCATGCCCTCCCACGGGTCAGTGGCGATCTTCGAGGGGTCCTTGGTGAAGTCGGGCGGAGGGCTGGCGCCGAGCGCTGAGTAGTTCATCAGTGCCCACTTGTGGTAGGCTGTGACGTTGTGGCGCCCGGTGAGCTGTATCGGGCCGAAGCCGCGGAATTTGGACCCGTCGCCCTTCTGGGTGTTGCCGAGGTCCTGGCGGCCCTCGTATTTCTTCTGCTGGGCAGTGGGCCCCCAGATCTCTCGGTCGTACTTGAACTCACCGCTCTCGACCATGACCTGGCCAATGAGCGACGCTAGGTTGTAGAGCTTGTCCATCCCGAAGGCCGGGCCGAACGAGTTAACTGCGATGAGGAAGGACCTCATGTTCGACGTCTGAGCCGCCGAGGCCTTGCCAATGAATATACGCTTAAGCTGTGCTTCAGTGAGAAGGGTCATGTCGAGGTCCTGTTGGTTAATTCCACTCTATCACAATATGTTAATCCAGGGTACTTGCGTTGTCACTCTTTGTCACACGCGCAAACACTGTGATATTCCAGGGGTATGACGTGAGTATATCATCATATTATATCCCTGGAAAACGTCTGAATTACTAACTACTAAGACTCATGGTGCAATAAACCATCTTCCTACAGCCATCCACCTATAAAGATATTCGCGTGCTGTTCGTGAGAATTGGTCATATTGATAGTACTTGCCCGTGGCGACTGCTGTATTAGCTTGCGAACATGCGATGATAGCCGTCGATCCTGCCGCGCTTATGCTTAACGTTTCGGCAGGTATTTCAGCAAAAGGCATCGGGTATGTTTTTATTGTCGTCCCTTCCGGGGCAACGTACAACACCTGTAGTGTGCCAACCGTGGTTGTTCTCTTTTCCTCAATAATGCATATCTGGGTTCCGTCAGCATCACGCTTGTATATGCCGTTGGCTGTCGTGACCCAACCTGTTGTAAGGGCTCCGTCAGGAATTCCACCAGTCTGCGAAACTGCTCCTATTATGTTGCCTTGCCTGAATGCTTCATTGGCGGCCATGTTGGCACGGATACCTGAAACTTTTGTTTTTGCTCCAATCAATACAACATCTTCTGTGCCTGTGAGAGGCAGCGTTGCGGCGGGCAGTGCCGAGAATTTCTTGGGTGCATAGACCATCTGTTACTCCTGTGTGTAGATTGATAGGCCGTCTTCGCTGATGAAGAAGCTCGCGCCGTCCTCGCTCACGAACATCTCACCCGGGTAAATGGTTACGGGAAGCTTGTCCTTGTAGACCGAGCCGAGAGTCCCGAAGAACAGTGCGATCTTGGCCTTGACGTATATCGAGCAGTCCCCGTAAGAGGCCAGTGCCGGGATGGTCGCTGTGATCGAGTTCGCGTCGGCGCTGTCCGGGGTGCTCACTATCTCTGTCTCGACGCCATTGGCGTCGACCACCACGATGGTGTGGTACTGGCGATTTCCGGCGAAGTTGTACTCGCTAGACTCAGCAGCGTCGGCCTGGAACTTGATCTGGGTTGTCGTGCGAGTTCTGGTCTTCCAGCTCACTGCGACGTCCGACCCAGTGACGACATCGAACGGGACAGAATTACGCACCGCGTTCAGCTTCGTGTCGTGAGGGCGGACGGGTGCCAGGGTGCGCGGTGTGCTGGGGACCCACGACGTAAAGTCTTTGTACGACGCTGGGTTGTTCAGGCTGCCGTCGACGTTGGCGACATTACTGACGACCGTCAGTGTCGGTGTTGCCGACAGCGGGTACTCGAACGAGTTGTTGATGACGTTCCTGTAGTTGTTCCCGATGATGAGGACGGCTGCGCCGACTGCGTGATCCTCGGCCACGGTGTCGAGGAGCCCTCGCTTTACGTTAGTCAGCGTCCACTGTCTGACGCCGGTCAGGGCGCAGCTCTCGAACGATATGATCTCGTCGTCGATGAAGGCCAGGATGCGACCCTCGCGGACACCTGCGAGNGCCACNCTGATNAGNTTGATCGGGTTNATGACCCCGTCGATCACCAGAGACGGGAGCAGGCCGGTCGTCCACCCATCGTACTTGCTCACGGCATTGACGATGTTGCCATAGGACGGGTACAGGCCGTTGGCGATATACCTTATCTTGTTGCTAGTCGCAGCCTTGTAGGACGAGTAGACGTCGAAGCCCGACTGCATGTCGTCCTTCGGGATAGGCATCACTATGGCGGTGACGACGTTCTTGTCTGACAGTGACGCTATGCCGGCACGCTTGGCTATCCAGAATGGTGCCGTGTAGGCGAATGTGACGTCGGGCGCCAGCGGGTCGAAGTTGATACCCTGGTTGGGTGGGGTGCCTGGAGGGTCGTAGACGACGCCGCTCTCGGGAATGAGGGCCTGGACTCCCTCGATCGACAGCATGTTCTGGGTAAGTGGATAGTCCCGCACCTTCTTGACGGTGATTGGCACGCCGTACAGCTTGTACTCGTTGAATGAGGCGAACACCACGTCGCCAGGCAGGATTGTCGAGGCCTTTCGCTTGGCATCGAATGCCAGCCCGAACAGTGGGACGGCCCCAGAGGCCAGCTCCCTTGAGATGATGTCGAGGCACAGCGTGACATTCATCACGTACGGGTAACTGCTCCCGTCAACCCGACCGTTCGCAAGACTGTTATCCGGGTTCTGGACGATCACCGAGTTAGGAGCATATTGGTTCGACCTGTCGGTGAAGACGCCGCTGTACTTGTTGATGGTCGACGACCAGGAGCCCTTGCTGAACTGCCGGAGTCCGATGATGTCGCTCGATCCGAAGTTCCTTTCGTCGCTGTAAGAGAACGAGGTGTTCCTGTTCAGCCTCAGTTCTAGCAGGCCGGTCGACGGGTTCTGGAACAATATGCCCTTTATCTGGTCCATCAGATAGGCGATGATCGTCTTGGCAGGTTCACCACCCGACAGACTCAGCGAGCAGAAGTTGTTCTCGGCCTTCAGCTGCAGGGCTGCTGCGTTGAACGACACGTGGTCGATGACGCCGATGTCCAGGCCAGCCCCGCCCCAGCCGCTCGTGATGATCTCCGCGACGGCCGTGACGACGTTGACGTCGTCATCAGAGTTGACGTTGTTACTAGCACTCAGGCCGAGTGGGTTAGGAGCTCGCTCGACTTCGAACTGAAGGTTGTTGAGCGGCTTATCGGCGCGCACATCGGTGATAATGATGTAGGCTAGTCCGACGTAGCCCGGAACATCCGGGTCAGTCAGCAGGGGGTCGACCGTCTGGTCGAACGCCCCACCCCTGAAGATGAGGGTCGACCCACTTATGGGGGTGTCGTTCTCTGGCAGCGTGATTGACGCTCTGGCGGGCCCAACTGTCCCTGACCAGATGATCTCGTTGTTGTATAGTATCTTGCGAAGCTTCACGTCGGGCCCAAGGCATATCCCGACCTGAATATCCATATTGTAGCCCGATATATACGTCGTGTCGACGGTCGTATACGTCGTTAGCCCAGTTTCAGCGAGGTAGGCACCGTCTGAAGCCCATATCCTATCAGTTGTCTCGGTGACGACCGAGTCAGTGGTGTACTGGGGTTTAAGATTTCCGTACCACAAGACGTTGGGCTGGGAGACAATACGCTTACCTATGACGAATGGGATGGGAATGCCTATGTCAGACAGTGGAACGTCAAGAGCAATGTTGACTGGGGACGGGGCCTTGACACTGGACACTTGGCCCTTGTTGGCCCTGTTGTAGTAGTCCATGACGTCACCGACACCAGAGCTGATGCCGTACGTGTTGTACATACTCGCTTCTGCTTGAATATTAGCCATGGTGTTCCTAAACGAAGTATGACGGCTGGACGCCGAGTGGAGTGACCTTGATACCGCCGTTCGTGAACTTGGCAGTGACGGACGTGTTCACCCTGGCCTCGTTGTCCAGTTTCATGTCTGTGAACGGGTTCACGGTAGCGATGAAGTCCTCACCGCCGTAGTTGACAACGTTGTCGAATCTGGTCTTGCAGTGCCCGAGTCTGGCATGATTGCACCCGAATATGAGCTTCACCGTGTCGCCCTCGACCAGGTCGATGAAGGCGTAACTCACCTTGACGACATTGTCGACATTTGAGAATATGCCGCGGACCTCGCCGGTCCTGTCCACGACCATCTGCCCGGCCTTCAGCTCGTCGTTGGCTGCCCCGTCGTTGTTGACCGTGATCTGCTGGCGCTGTACCTTTGTCACGGTCGCGCTGAGAGTGAAGTCAGCCTTGTTGACCTTGCAGCGCTCGTCGTACAACTTGTGGTTGCAGCTGCGCTGATACAGGATCGTGCCAAGGTTGCCGTTCAGCTTCGCCTGTATGAGGGACCCGGTCTTGATCGTCGCCATGTCGTTGCTCACAGAGCTGTCCATGCCGAAACCTGGCCACACCATCCTGGACTGGGTGGCGAAGTCGTCGCCCCGGTGAACGCGCCTGATCTCTACCTGGAGTTGCTCGGGCGATATGAGGAAGCAATACAGCGACGCCAAGTCTGACTTGGCGGGGAAGGTGATATCGACCGTGGAGATGCTGTCGAGTAGTGAGCTGGTCTCTATCGTCGAGCGGGATATCGGGAATGGGTCGTACCACTCGCCGTTGACTTGGATCCGCTCGTTGTTCGTCGTGTACAGCAGGTCGCCGACCGGGCCAATAAACTTGTAGCACTCGATCGGCTGGCCGTCGTCGACCGAGTTGTCCTTTACAGCATACGTCATTGGTTGACTGTCCTGACATTCAGCGCTATGACGCTGTCTAGCTCGTTGTGCGTGATCGTGACCTTGTCGTCGTCCAGGCGGACGAGGTTCATGTACGACACCTTGATGATGTTGTCGTCGCCGTCGACGTCGCCTATGGAGTCGTTCAACTCGACGTTCAAGCTGATCGGGTCACCGTCGGTCGTGTAGTTCGCCGTGACGCTGATTATTCGCCGGTACTTGACACCGTTCGCCGACAATATGCGCACGTAGCTGTAGGTCCTGTTCAGCCAGAAGTCGAAGAACTGGATATTCGGGGTCACAAAGACCGTGTCGTCGAGTGCGACTGGTTCTGACCGCGGGAGATCGTCGAAGTATGTGGGGAGCAGGAACGTCTTCGTCATGCCCTTGAAATAGTTGCAGTACTCGCGCCACATGTCGCTCTCTGTCCGGCGGTCGTAGTTGTAGCTACGGCTGCCGGAGATC